GTGCGGGAATTAGCGATCATTGGTTGAGGTGCAGGCGTGTCAGCATACCTGCGTGCCACATTGTCAAGTTCGATCTGAAACTGCTGCATGTACTGACTCGCCATCAGCGGGTCTTCCTGCTGCAAATATGCCTTCGCCAACCCGTAGGTAGCGAGAATAGGATGGAAAGCGTCAGGTAGATCAGGTTCCGTATCGTCACCCGTTCCGCTACCGAAAGCGGTCGGGTTGCGGATAGCGCGTACAGTAACCGTTAGGGTGTCGCTGTCAGGAGTCGGGTAGAATCGTACGGTGTCGTTCCAGATACTGTACTCCCACGGTTCACCCGAAGTAGAGACATCCAACGGATGACTGAATTCTGCTGCATCTCTTCCAACGTACGCTAGTACATGGTCGTCGGTGCGGATTGCCGCTATTTCTCGTAGCCCCTGTGTAACCGATGCCCCGATGAAAGCCAACGTATAGTCTTTTGTTCCAGATGTGGTGGTAAAGGTCGTTGTGGTTTCAAAGAACGGCCAACGCTTCTCGCTGAAAACGATAGTGTCGAAACCCTGCCCCAGCATGGTGTCAAGCACTGTGTCCGATACGTCGGTGGAGTCGATGTCGATAACAGAGCGGATTTGGTCCCGCATCTGTTTAATAGTCATCGCCATTAGAGTACCGCCTTTGCCGCCTGTCGTGTATGTGAGGCACAGAGAACAGACCCAGCAACGGGGCGCGCTTTACACGCCGCCCCGCTGCGGGTCAAAGCAGAACAAAGTGTGGTCTGAGGGGGTTCCCACTCGTCAACGAGTTCTGAAACCCCTGCCACCAAACGGGCGCCTTTAGCGACCCCCATCGCATACGTGGCGGGAGGAGCGCCAACCGACCCTGCTGGGATAGCGTCGGGTCGGGATGCAAGCGCGGGAACGCTATGGCGTACCATTTGTTTCCATTCTGCTAGACAGTTTGTGGGGGCGGGACTTCCGCCCCCACAAACAAATTGTTATCAGGTAATGCCAAACATGTAACCCTGACGAGCGCGGTTGCTGCAAGTCAAGTTACCGTAAGACAAAATCTGCGCGTAACGCGCATCCTGATTGGTGGGCCGCACGAACGGTGTTGGCTTGAACCAAACGTCCGAATGAGCCACAAGGCGCAGATACTTGGTGTTCAGGAACATCAATTCTCCTGAAGTGCAAGCACTGTCAAATGTGACGGGTGCGCCCTTGTAAAGCAGATTCTGGAATCCAGCGTCTGCCGTACCAGCATCCGAATACCGCAACTGCGGCTGAAGCAGAGCCTCATAGGACTCGTATACAGCCTGCGTGCCGATCAGGATGGTTGGCTGGTCGTTGCCGACTGAAACGGTGTTGTAGACATTTGCCATTGTAGCAAGTGCCAAAGCGCCACCTTCGTCGGTTTCCGTCGATGCCCACCAAGAGTTCCCCGAATCAGTCGGATCAATCCCACCGAGGGCTGTGTTGGGCTTGGTAACAATCAGATCCAGACCAATCCAGTCCTTGCTGCTGTTACCCGTGCCATCACCCCAAAACATGGTGTTCATGTTCTCAATGACGGTTTCCTCAGCCTGCATGATCTTGCCTTCCAGCAGATCAATGATTTCGGCTTCGCCGTTGTTCTTTGCTTCTTCAATACCGTTGATCGTGATAGTGACCGCGTACTGCTTCCAGTCGTACTCAGCGGCAGAAATGCCAGTCTGAGCAGTCGTGGAGATGGTATCCGATCCACTATACGAGGCAGCGGTGCTGTTGGTCCCATAGATGAGCGGAACAACGATCTTTGCACCACCACTAATGCGCCGAATGGTCTGTCCATTGGTCAGCGCGTAAAACAGTGGTCGGGCAGAGAAGATGTTGTCCGTCAACTTAGGGATGTAGTTCTTCAACGTGGTTGATAGAATCTGATCGAAATTATCATTTCCTGCCATGTTGAATCACCCCTTTCGTATATAGTTGGTTAGTTGCTTGCTTCTTCTAAAGCCAGACGATAAGCGTCACGGATCGAAGACACCGCGCCGACAGCACGCTCAACATTATCCGAGGTCGAACCTCCCGTAGTCGAATCGACCACGTTCGCAGCCCGCTTCTCTTCCACAATATCAGCATTTCTAGCCCTATCTTGCATTGACCCGTAGGTCATGTGCGTGTAAGCGGCTTCCAAATTGCCTATGTTGTTGCGAAGAGCGTGTGCGTATAGTTCACTCTCGTTAATGTTGGTATTGTACTTTTGGCGGAGTCTGTGCAAATCCTTTTGCAAATTGTCCTGTCTTTTCGCTCGTTCTTGAGTTTCAATGGATGTTTCAATTCGTCGCAAGCGAACTTCTTCGGGGTCCAAATCCTCAACGTCTTCAAAGTCCTGAGGGGATTGGTTGCCGCCGCTGACCCCAAAGGCATCACTTAAAGCAGTGATAGCCCCACGGGGATCAGATTCTAATGCTTGCACGATTGCCTCACCTTGAGCCAATCTCTCGCGTTCGCGGGCCAAGTCCTGCGTCTTACGGGTGTAATCTGCCTGACGTTGGTAACCGCTCTGAAGTTCCTCCATAGATACAAGGTGCGTTTCGCCATTAACTTTAACGGCGTGCGCCCCCTGTTCTGAAGTTGCTTCATTTGAAAGTTCAGGAGTACTGGTGCCCAGTTCCATCGTTTCATTTTCCATGTGGAATCCTTTCGGTTATTCCTATTGTAAAGAAAATAGTGTCCCAAATTATAGATTTGGTAGTTCCAAACCCATCTGATTCTGCAATTGGGCCAACAATTCGGGCGGTACTCCACCCGTAGCCTCAAACACTTGCTGCGGAGGCGGCTGTGGGCCACCCATGCCGCCCGCCATCGGCGGCGGCGGCATACCCTGTGGAGGTGGCCCCTGCGGAGGTGGTCCCTGTGGAGGCCCACCCTGCGGAGGCATCGCTGGCTGTTGCTGCACCAAAAACTTGTCGGGGTCTTGTATCCCAAATCCGTACGAAAGCACATACCGTGCCAACTCGGCAGGGTCAATAATCATGCCGACCAATGGAGCCAAGGCGTTCATCAACGAAATCGCCTGCTGGCGACGACCCGTTTCGTTCAACGGCTGCGTTGAGCCACCCTCAACGCTGAAATCGTATTCACCGATAATGTCATCTCGCGTGTACGCGACGTAATGCTGCTCGCTGTTCTTGCCCGCGATACGAACCATCTGGTTACGGGTCATGTACTGCTGCATCAACTGGATAACGTGACGGGCCACCTCGCCAATACAAATTTCGACCATCGCCAACTTGTCAGAAGCACGCGCATTCCCTGCATCTGCAATAATTGATGCCTCGGTTGCTGTACGACGAATCTCAGGCATCTGCCCACGGGCGTATTCCGATACGCCGCTGACAGTGTTTACATCATTTTCAATAATCGTAGAATGATTATACATTTCAGGAGCCAAGGGCACCTGCGGTAACGGTACCACAATTTCACCCAGCGGCCTGTTCTCGTCCACAACGGGAACAAACCGTCCATCTTCATCAGATTCCAACGCTTCTCGGCCCTCGGGGCCAAATGAGCGTTCATGGTACAGATACTTGCGTGCGTATCGCTTACGATGGTTAACCATCTGCGTGCGAGTCTTGTTCAATTCTTCCTGTAGCGACTCAATGGCTTCCAAGTCGCCCATTGGATAGAATGCGTCAGGAATATCGTAGTTGCGGAGCAGAATATACGGATGCCCGAAATCGTATGGCATCGGAGTCGGATCAAGCAAGTAGTCGTCGGCCCCGTCGGCACAAACCGACAACAGCCCCTCTTCAATATCATAGTATTCGTACAGTGTGACCCGCTCAATCAGGTCAGAGTACTGGTCGCGTTCGTCGTCGTTTTCCCAACGAATCTTCAAGCCAGAATCGGCTTGCAGATTCTGCCGAACGCTTCTGCGGAATCGCTTGTCGCGTCGAACCTCTTCAATCGGACGCACGATACGCTGTGCAACCCACTTAGCATCTTCTAAGCAGGTTGCTTCGGGGTCAACAAACATGTCGAATGGCGAAATACGTTCCACAAACGGCTGATCCGCAATAATTTCCATCTGCGTAGACGGAATCGACGCTATAATATCGTCGTCTGTTGGCAGTTGGCCCCCCAACTCAGGGTTTTCAGCAGCAAATTCGGTAATTTCGCTAACAGACTGGGCGTAATCGTCGTCCATTTCCTCCCCCGACAACCGCCGCTCCTCCTCAACGAACTTCCAACCAACCTTCAACCAGCCGTGGCCGATAATCAAAAAATCTTTGACCGTACGGCGAAACGGCTTACGGTAGTCGTAGTGACGCCACAAATAATTTGCAACCGCTTCAACAAAAACAGCACGATCAGCGTCTTCCTGCCTGTTGGCAGTCACCGTGATCTTCGGATTGTTCACCGCAACCGCTGGCCCAATCACATTGATCGTAGAAAACGCCAAATTGACCGAAATGCGGTCTGTGGGAACGCCAACACCGCCAATATCCCAATATGTCTTACCACGGTACAAGTCGATCATGCGACGCCACTTGTCCTCGTAACCCTCGTCGTGGCGCCAACGCTTCGCCATCTCCAAGCGTTCTTTAGTGTTCTCGTACCGCTCCGAGCGGCTCTTTCGTGCCATAACCTACACCCAACGTCGCCCAACGTACACAGGGTCTTTCCCCGCTGCACGCGCTTCCGATAGTACCTTCTGTTCGCGTTCCTTCAACGTCATATGCTGCTCATCAGGCGGCAACTGGGAACGGTACCCGCGCCCAGTCACAACCGTCAAACTCAACGTCTTTTGACGAAACTCCCACATACTTTGCAACTCATCGTCAGACAGCGGACCCCGCTGTCCAACGATGTAGTCACAAAATTCCGTATAGGAAGCGTCAGCAGGTAGAATCAACGAACAGCAGAGTCGGGCTGCTTGGAAGCAGGCTCAACCTTGCCCGTGACACCATGCTGGTTCTTAGGCGTCGAACGAGGCGTCGTTTCCGACGACTTGGCCTTACCCAAACCAACAGTGGCCTTCTGCGACCCGCCCGGTCGGGCGGGGCCGTTATACAACATCGAAGTGTTATTCAGAATAGGCTTTGCACCCGCTCCGACATCGTTATACTTAGCCATTCGGCCAATTGCCATAGGACTCTCCTTTGTTCAGTATGTCCTACAAGAATGCTTATGCTGTCCCACGAGACAGATAAGTACCAATAGTATCATCCGTTGGGGCACCCGACGGAATCTGTTTCATCCACCAATCAAACGTCCACGTATCAT